CGCTGCCAGGCTGATTGTTGGCCGACTTTAATATGCCCGTAAAGATAAGCCCTTCTTGTTTAACAATTACAACCTGTCCGGGCGTATCTCGCAATTTAATAAATTCACACAGCCGTTGTGGGTACTGAAATTCAAATGTTTCTGGCAAATATATGGCCGTGCGTATATCCTGCCTCACTTTATTACCTGTCAGGCTTTCATTCTCAATGACAAGTGAGCCGAATGGCTCAGGCACAGCACCAATGTTGCAGGTTGACTGAAGTACAAGGTTGTAGGTTCCTGTGGTAAACCTTACCTCTGTGCCTTCAGTTCCAAGAAGCGAACCTGCAAATCTGCACCAGTTCCACCGTGCTACCCTACCTGGGCTGACACGCAGGTTGTAGGCAACATTGCCAAAGGGTAGTGATTGGTCAACATTGAACCATGTCTGCCCTGTGGCTGCTACAACTGCGACTTCTGACACCGTGCCAATCAGGTATGTATAACCAGGGCTTGCATCGGGGTCAATCTGCCAGATGTCTTCTGCAACCTGTTCTTCTGTTTCAATCTCAACAAACTCATTGTTTAGACAAATGATGAATATTTCGTTGTCGGTCTTATTGTCCTGCGTTTTATCAAAGAATTGCAGCCTTCGTTGAGTTTCAATATTATATCCTGCTGCAATTATTTTACTCACCAAGTCAAAGGTCTGCCTATTGGTTGACCCGGTAATGCTGTAGTTTCTAAGGGTATTGAATTCAAACACGCCATTGAACTGCTCAGGCAGGTTTGATTCGTCATAGCCTAACTCAACATCTGAGTATACCACATCAATATAAGGCTTTCGTGAATAGCCTTGAATGTCATCAATCACCAGCGTTTGGCCTGAATTGTAAAAGTAGTTGATATGCTCAACCCTGATGCTTATGCTTTCACCTGCCTCAGACACTATCTGGTAGCCAAGGCCATAAATCTTTGACAAGTTCTCAAAGGCATTGTTCCAACTGTCGTTAATAGGGAAAGGGTTATTCTGCTCATCGATTGCATTGCGGATTGCAAGGCCATTGGTCAACATCGTAAGTGAGCCATCACCATACTGCGGTGATGGATAATTAGTCAACGGTGACTGAAAGAAATCAGATACAAGCACACCTTTAACACCTGTAATGCTTTCGGCTATTCTGTTCAGATACTCATAGGTGTATATGCCGTAACAATCGGAAGGTAGTTCATTTTTATCCAGACTATATTGAACAAAGTTGCCAGTATCGACTTCAAGTTCATAAATTTCGGCCTGCAAAAAACTTGGAGTGAATAAGTTAATTTTGACAGACATACTATAGCCGGATTCCAATACAGCGGATGTCGAAAAATCAATATCAAACTCTTCATAGCCAGCAGATGGAGGAAGAATTTGTGATGCTATTACGGTGCTTGAAACTACGTTTAAGCCTACATCAAGTATTGTGACAAGTATGTTTACAGTTGTATCTACTGCTGGTGTATAATATACACAAGCAGTGATTGATAAATCAGTTTGCAATGTTAAAACTCTTCCTTTGACGTTTCCGACTATCGAAATCAGTGATTCAATGGTAGAAATATTTACGATTTGAGCGTTACTTGGAAATGCTATTGATGGCGCAGGCCAGTTAACTAACTCTCTCGCTGTAATACCTAATGGGGCAATTGAATCGATAACCTTCGCCAAAGAAATATGTATGCCTCGTGTTGCGTCATATGTCTTGCCGCATGTTTTAGCAGCGTCTGAATACATGTCAAATGTAAAGTCAGTCTGCAATTGATACCTCGCCCTTCCAGAAAGGGTCTGACTATGCAACCTGAACGTGTTGTTTGTGTAGGCCGTCAACTGCTCACCGTTTAGCCCTATGTCCTTCCGTAAATCAATCTCTGTTCCCCTGTTGGCGTTGAAGCGGTCATAGATGCCTGAATCATTTACGCCAACGGTGATGCCTTCATTGTTCTGCTCATATATCTTATAGTTCACCTCGCCATTGTACTGGTCAACTATCTCAAGGCAGGCATCGCTGTCATAAAGCACTATGCTGATTGGCGTGATGGCATTGATGAAATTGCGTTCATAAATAGTCTGCAATATATCAGCCCCATTTCCCTGGAAAGTCAGGCCATCAGAGAACGCATAAGACAAACCTGCATCCGGCCTACGTTCAAGGCTGAACTGAACTGAATCCCAGCCAACAGGCTCTTCTACTTCTATGCCTGATATGAAGAACTTCCACATGATGCAAAGTTAGGATAAAAATCGTTCTGCCACTTCCTTGCTGACGGGCAGCAGCCTATGTCTGCAATTGTAGCCCCCAAGATAGCTGATGATTGTGGCCTTGTCTGTGGCAGGTATTTTACCAGACCAACTCAGGCTTGCCCACGACTTTACTTGCTTCGTGGTGAACACCCTGCCTGTCCGTGCAACGCAGAAAGGTCTGCTGTCCTTGATGACCGTGCCAGCGTAAAGCCAATAACCTACATCAAGATCTGCGGTCATTGTTTCAATGTACTTTCTGTTGAACTGCTCAATGGCATCATTACTGACTTGCTTCACATACCTTGCCAGCCTTGCCTGCCTTTCGGGTGTGCCTTTAATGGCAGCCCTTAGTAACCTATTGAGGCTTGCCCGGTTGCCCTGGCCTGTTATCCAGGTTTGAATGATGTTCTGCACCTGGGCAGTGAAGTTGGAATCAACCCCTGCACCTGTCAATAAACCTATCACCTCTGTGGTTGCCTGATTGACCAATACTTGCTTTAAGGATTCATTGATGCCAATGTCAATAAAGGCAGCAGACAGGTAGGCACTTGACACCTCTGCCACACGGGCAAAGGTTGCCGCTATGTCGGCAAGCATCACGTTGTATTGCGGGTTGGCCGTGATGGCGTTGGTTATCTGAACCCGAAGGTTGGCTATCTGTTGCCCCTGCTGAATTATCTGTTCAGGGGTTGTTGCATTGCCAACTGTTGATGAAAGCTCCAGCACTCGTTCATAAGCCTGTTCTAATACCTTTGGCAAGGTGCGGTTGACCTGCCGTTCAAGTTCGTCAATGAGCCTGTCAAGTTCAGCCGTTACACGCTCTATCTCTGTCTTGGTCATCAGTTGGCGAAATGGTTGTTGAGAATCTGCGCTGTCCTGTTGCCGCTTCTAATGGACTTGGTGAAGCCTTTAGCATCCAAAGTAAGTGCAGCAACTGGCAAGCCCTTGATGGTGCGCTCAAGGCTTTCAAACCGCTTCTCGAGCCTTGCAGCACCGTTGCCTCTTCCACGTTCATTTGTCATATTAACATAGTTGAGTGCCATCTTTGGCAAGTCCTCGTTGCTGATGTTGAGGCGTGTAAGCACCTCGTTCTGCTTGGCAGGTACAACACGCTCACCTCTTGATAACCGTGCTACCACGCTGTCGCTGGTTCCTGTTCCAGGTCCTTCCACAAACTCAGTACCCTTGGCAAAGGCAGGCATCTCCTGGGCTGCAATGAAGCCTATTTGTGCAATGAGGGTTGATGCTACCAATGCAGCCAAAGGAGGTGCTGTTGCAATATACTTAACAATTTGAGGTGCTGCCGTGAATATGGCATTGGCAATAGCTGCCTGTTGTTCTGCTCTGAATTGCTTCATTCGCAACTCACGCTCTTTGACCTGAAACTTATCACGAGCTTGTGCTTGCAGTTCTTGGTTTCCTTCAAACATACTTAATTGTTCTTGAAACAATCTTTGCGTTGCAGATAATTCAGCAGCAAGTGCCTGTTGACGTAGGTTCATAAAGCCGTTGAATACGGTCTGTGCAAAGTTTAACGACTCTTGAAGGTATAGTTCATTTTCGGCTGCTATCCTTTCATTGGCTGCTTTGTTTTCATCTTCATCTTCTTTAAGGCTTTTCTTTCTGTCGGCTGCTATTTTTTCATCCGTTTTTTTATCTAATTCAACAAAATCCTCATTAAGTTTTTCTTTCTTTTGCAGAAGTTCAGCCTGTTGTTCAATAAGTTTTTTTTGAAATTCTTTATCTTGCTTTAGCAAATCTTCATATTGCTTTTTAAATTCTTCAAACTCTTTTAAATGGAACTCAATCAAGTTTTTACGCATTTCGAGTAACGCTTCCTTTTTGTCAAGTACAAGGCTTTCAGCATCTTTGTTTGCAATTTCTACACCTAATTTTCCGTATTTTTTAGCTACTTCGAATTGTTCTATTGCAGACTTAGCCTTTATTCTAAAGATAGCTGTCTCATTTTGAACTATAGCAAATTTATCCGTGTCAGTGCCTAATGCAAGTTTTTGCATCCGTATCTGTAATGCCTCAAGCCTTTTCAATTCAGCAATCTGAGCCCTGTATTCTTTGGTCAGTTCTTCTGGACTTTTGGTTGGAGTTTCTGCAAGTTTTTTGCGAGCTGCTATTTCATCATTCAATGCCTTAATCAATAACTGTTGTCCGAAGTAGGCAACGGTCATTTCCTCCCTTTGCAATTTTGTTACAGTTGTGCTGTTCTCAATTGCATTTTTGTTGGCCTCCATCGCATTGGTCAATAGTTCAATTCTTAATTGAAGTGCTTCGGTGGTGGCTCCTGTTAGGTTGAATGATTTTAAAAAGTTGCTTTTATATTCTTCGGCAAGCCTATTGGTTTTATCCTCACTATTCTCTATCGCTTGTGTGTAGGTATTTATACCATCCGACAATGAATTTACTACCCGCCTGAATAAATCGCTTGCCTTTGTTACCTTGTCGTATTTAATCAGGAAATCAGTTATTGCAGTTGAAAACCTGCCAAACGCCCCAACCAATGTATTGACGTTATCTTCTGCCTTTGACCCAAATGTATTTTCAAGTTCTTTGGCAAATCTTGGCAGAAACTCAGTTGATATGATTTTCCCTGTTGCAAGCATTTTGTTGAACTCCCTCTCAGTCATGTTCATTGACCTTGCAGCTATTGCCATTGCACCGGGAACACGCTCACCAAACTGCCTTCTTAGTTCTTCAGCAGATACAACGCCTTTTGAAACCATTTGCTGAATCGCCAAAAAAGCCAACTGACTATCAGTAGCACTCACCTTCATTGATGCAAGTGCTTTCGTAACGCTTTCAAATATTGATTGCGTTTGTTGAAGTGATAAATTTGAGGTTAATGCTGATGCTGCAAAGCCTGAATAGGCACTCATAGTAGTTTGAAGGTCGAGTGCATATTGTTTTGCAAGTCTTGAAACAAAAGCAAATTGTTGCGCTCCTCCTTGGACACTACCTGTTACCAGTTCAAACCTTCGCTGAAACTGTGCGGCTTGCATTGATGCATCAATCAAAGCCCGGCCAAATTGAACTACTGTTGCAATAGTTAGTGCGGCTCTAATTTGTTGGCCTAAGCCACTAAACATTTCATTCAGGCCGCCAACACTTTGCTTTGCGCTTTGAACTGCCTTACCTGCTTCATCAAACCCCTGCTTTGCCTTTCGTCCTGCCTGTTGCGCTTCATTGCCAGCCTTGCGGGTTTCATCGCCTAATTGTTTGGCTTTATTGATAACTTCCTGCTCACTTGCACTTAGCTTATCCATGCCAGTCCGTGCCTTGTCAAGGGACTCCTGGCCTGTGATTTTAAACTCAATTACGACTTCGTCTTTCTTAAGCATTGCGATGTTTTACAGCAGCCTTTTCTGCCTTTTTTCCCTGTTTGTTATGCCAATCAATTATCTGGTGATAGAGGAAGGTTGGCTTTCTGACCAATCTGTCAAAATCTGCAACAATTCCCTTTGAAACTGCAAGGTCTCTTTCTGTTCTGGCTTTAAAGTCTCGGACAATGAGGGCTGCAAGAGCTGGTCTATCAACGTCCTTTGCATGATTGCCTCCGCTTTTAAATAGGTCTGCAAATTGGCTTCTAATTCGCTCTCCGATGGAAGCATAGAAGCCAGATTGATCTTCAAAAAAAAAGCAGGTATGTCTATTGACTTACTCCAGTCATCCATTTTAATCTTTGCCGAATGCCAATCCCAAAACATCGGGTCTTCATCGAGTCCGAAGTAGGTCACAGTGGCCAGCTTCATCTGGAATAGCAACCCTGTAACTGCATTCACCTGTTCGTTGAGTTTATAGACCAACACATCAAGTTCTGTGAACAACCGCCCCTTTTCTTGGCTGTTTCCTGTCGTGTTTATCTTGCTGCGAATATCCTGATAGTTCTGGATGAACCCTTTTAATACATCAGGGCTGAGAGCATACTGAGCCTCGGTAAAGACATCATAGGCTGAATAGAACCGTGCTATTGGCATGTTGATGCCTTCCTTGAATC